GAAAATGAGTAAAACACAAAGAACTGTCAGAGAAGGAAATCTCTGCAGACCGGATAAAAGATATAAAGGTATTCACACACAAGCAAAAGCAAATAAAGGTAAAAAGTCTAAATAATTTAAGTTTTATCATAAAAAATATGGAAGAATCAACAACCCCAAAAGTTGGGCCAAACCCATCAGATGCTCCTACAAATCCAGACCCAGAGGTTAATGTATTTGGGTATGATGTTGCTTCACAAGCAAGAGTAGGTTCAAACCCAAATAAACCAAATCCCAGTTCCCCATTGGCAGCAGGTTGATATGAACGAAAAGGAAGCATATATTCATGAATGGGCTAACGAAGTAGCCAGAGAAAGAGAAGAACTTGGTGGTTTTTCTGTTTGCCCATATGCTTCTAAGTCAAATACTAAAATTATAGAATGTCCAATTGATGAGATTGTACCCGAACCAGGGTATGATGTCATCATTTTTATTGTAGATGACTTTTGGAGACTTGATGTTGTTAAAAAATGGGTTGAACTTTATAATGAAAAGTTCCCCTACTATACATTTTTTGAAGATTGCGCCTCTCAACCAACGTTTATCAACGGAGTTCAGACAAATAATAAGAAATTTAACTTGATTTTATGTCAATCTAAAGTAAAATTAAGTAAAATTCGTAAAAAATTATCAAAAACTGAGTATTATACGTATTGGAACGAAGATTATTTGAAAAAAATACTGGGAGATGAGTACGAATCGGTAATGACAGATGAAATTTCGGGATAGCAACCCCGTAAAAAGTTCTGATTTTACAAATCAGGAGCTAAAATGTCAAATTTACCAGTGGATAGAGACGCAGAATATATGAAAAGTTCATGGGGAACTACGAAATTGGTTACAGATTATAATTCTTTGAAAGAAATTGAGAAATTGGAAGTACCTCCTAAGACTATAGAGGGATCTCACTTTAGTCATGGTCATGGATTTTTTGCTGGTAGAGTATTAGACTCTAAAAAATCTAATTTTTCGGAAGAAAATAAACAATTCTTTCAGGAAATTACGAATCATGAACACAATCATGATTTAAAAAAACAAACTGAATTACATGAGCAAATTCGTAATGATGATGATTACGATGATTGGTCGTATGGCACTGAGCCAACCTATGGTAAAAAGTGGTAAAATAGTCTTATACATATAATAAATACCCTTAGTTTGAGTAATGGTCCTCATTTCTCGCAAGTTTAAAGATATCAGTCTCTCATTTGTGAGAAATCCTGTTACTAATGATATTTTGTCGTTAAATGATTCTGATTCTATTAAAAAATCTGTAATAAATTTGGTAAAAACAAGAGTTGGTGAAAGATTTTTTAATAGTTTGATAGGTACACAAACAGAAGACTCTATATTTGAACTTCAAACACCAGAACTGGCGAGTTCTTTGGAACTAGAAATTAAAACTTTGTTAAAAAATTTTGAACCTAGGATTCAATTATCATCAGTTCTGGTTACTTATCCCGAGGATTCTAGTGAGTTGAACGTCAATATTTCATATAATATTGTTGGATTACCATTTCCAATTCAAACTATAGATTTCGTATTACAACCTAGTAGAGTCTAATGGCATTCAATCAATTTACAAATTTAGACTTCGGGGATTTAAGAACTCAAATCAAAGATTATTTGCGTGCCAACAGTAATTTTACTGATTTTGATTTTGAGGGGTCTAATTTTTCTACTTTAATTGACGTATTAGCATATAATAGTTATTTGACCGCTTATAATACCAATATGGCGGTTAATGAAGCTTTTTTGGATAGTGCATCACTCAGAGAAAATGTTGTTTCTCTTGCACGTAATATTGGATATGTGCCGAGGTCTAAAAGATCTTCAAAAGCAAAGGTGACTTTCAGTGTTGACATGAGTCAAACCAATGCTAGAACAGTAAAAATATTTGCAGGACAAGTCGCTCTCGGTGCAGTAACGAATGGAAATTATATTTTTTCTATTCCTGAAGATATTACAACTCCAGTAGATTCTAATGGAAAAGCTTTATTCAGTAATTTAGAAATATATGAAGGAGTGTACCTGACAAGCACTTTTATATTAAATTCTGATCAAACAAATCAAAAATTTATTTTACCAAATGCAAATATTGATACATCAACAATAAGAGTTAAAGTTATTGATGAAGTTGAAGAAATTTATGTTGCTTATAATAATATTTTAAATATAAATTCAAATTCTAGAATATTTTTAATACAAGAAATAGCTGATGAAAAATATGAAATTCTTTTCGGTGATAATATTTTAGGAAAAAGACCAAATAATGGAAGTAGAGTTGAAGTAAGTTATATTGTAACAAATGGATCTTCTGGAAATGGTGCTAGTAACTTTACTTTTTCGGGAAGATTGGTAGATAATAATTTATTTGATGTAACTTCTGGAATATCATTATTGGTAACAGAATCTCCATCTCAAAATGGTGATGAAATTGAAAGCATAGATTCCATAAAATATTTGGCACCAAGAATTTATGCTTCTCAATTTCGTGCAGTAACGTCTAATGACTATAAAGGATTAATTCCTTACATTTATTCAAATGTAGATTCTGTAACTGCTTACGGAGGTGAAGAACTAGATCCTCCAGAATATGGAAAAGTTTTTATATCAATTAAGCCAAGAAACGGTACATTTTTATCAGAAATAACTAAACAAGATATTATAAGAAATTTAAAACAATATTCTATTGCTGGAATTAGACCGGAGATTATAGATCTTTCTTATCTTTATGTAGAAGTTGACAGTACAGTTTATTATAATGTCAATTCCTCAACAAGACCGGAATTAGTTCGTACAAAAGTATTAAATACATTAACAACATATTCAAATTCTTCTGATGTAAATAATTTTGGAGGTAGATTCAAGTACAGTAAAGTTGTTTCTCTTATAGATGAATCTGATAAATCTATTACATCCAATATAACTAAAGTTAAGATGAGAAGAGATTTGACTCCTGCTTTAAATACTTTTGCTACTTATGAAATATGTTTTGGTAATAAAATTCATATTAAGAGAGATGGGTATTCAATTAAATCAACAGGATTTACTATTAATGGTATTTCAGATGTAATTTATATGGCAGATATTCAAGTTTCCGAAAATACTGGAAAGATATTTTTCTTTAAACTTGAAAATAATGTTCCAGTAATTATAAAAAATACTGCAGGATCTGTTGATTACGCAAGAGGCGAAATTCTTCTTGATGTGGTAAATATTACATCATCTTCCTTATCCAATGGTTTTATTGAAATTCAAGCAATACCAGAATCTAATGATGTTATAGGATTGAAAGATTTATATTTACAAGTTGATATTAAAAATTCTGTGGTAAATATGATTGAAGATACTATTAGTTCTGGTGAGAATATTTCCGCTACACAATATGTTGCAACATCAAGTTATTTAAACGGTAAGTACGTAAGATAAGATGACAGAAATCAAAAGAGTTAAAATTGATTCTCTATTAGAATCTCAAATTCCAGAATTTTTATCTCAGGAAGCTCCACTTTTTGTGGAATTTTTGAGACAATATTATAAATCTTTAGAGAATCAATCTGGTGCTATTGATTTAGCGGTTAATCTTAAAAAATATAAAAATATAGAAAAATTTAATTCTATTGATTTAAAAAAATCAACAACTTTAACATCGGATATTCTTGCATTTGATGATGTTATACCAGTAGAATCTACTCTTGGTTGGCCGGATTCTTATGGACTTTTAAAAATTAACAATGAAATTATTACATATATTTCCAAAAGTGATAATACATTTAATGGATGTATAAGAGGATTCAGTGGTATTGATAGAATTGAATCTTTAGAAAAAACTGAATTTTTAAATTTTTCAGAAACTGAAACTTCAGAACATGAGAGTGGAAGTATAGTTTTAAATTTAAGTAATTTATTTTTAACTAATTTCTTTGAAAAATTTAAAACCGAGTTTTTCCCTGGATTTGAAAATAGAGATTTTTCGGAAGGTCTTTCTATTGAAAATATATTAACAAGTGCTAAAGATTTTTATATTTCCAAAGGTACAGATTCCTCATATAAATTACTATTTAAAATTTTATATGGTACTGATATCGAAATTATAAAACCACAAGATTATACTTTAGTTCCATCTTCAAACTCATTTTTTTCTACCAAAAATATCTTAGTAGAAAAAATTTCAGGAGGAGATCCAATAAGTATTAGGGGTAATTTCTTATATCAAGATGTTGCTGGGGTCGGTACTGTAAGTGCATCTATTTTTAATGTAGAATATAGACGTATTAACAATAAAACTTTCTATGAAATTTCATTAGATTCCACATCCTTAAGTGGAAATTTTGAAGTTTCGGGAAAAACCAAAATAATGGAAGATGTTAATGTTGGATCAACTAACATTTTAGTTGATTCAACTATAGGATTTTCAAAAAATGGTAAAATTTTAGTAAAACCAGAAAATTCAGATTTCATTGAATTGACTTATGGAGATAAGACCACAAATCAGTTTTTAGATGTTAGTGGAATAACTAAAGAACTTAAGTATGGATTAGATATTGTTGAAAATAAATTTGCTTTTAGTTACGTTGGCCTTGGAAATACAACACCGGTAAATTTTAGAATTATTAATGTTATCGATAATGTTGATTTTTCATCTACATCCAACATGAGAGTTGCTGATAGAGTTAAACTATCTGGATTTGGAAAGAATTTGATAAATTCAGTTCAATTTAATAGTTGGATTTATAATTTACCAACAACACATAATATTCAATTAACTTCTCAAGTAGACACGAATAAATTTAGAATTATTCTGTATGATTTTGTTCCTTTTTATCAAAATGAAGTTGTAGAATTAATTGATGAAAATGATAATGAAGTTGAAGTAAAAATAATAACTGTAGAATTCGATACTGGAGATAAACTAAGAAGATTTTCAAATAGAATTTTGATTCAAAATTTAGATGTAAATTTTGATATTAATAAATCAAAATATTTAAGAAAAAAAATATATAAAACCAATCATTATTCAAATTATTTTCCTGAAGCCAATATAATTCCAACAGGAGTTCAAAATACATATATTGATAATACTGGTTCAAATTTTTATGTAACATCTACCGGTACTCCTAATTATCCAATTTTTGTTACCGATAATAAAAAAAATGTAATTACTCAGGGAACAGGAATTACCACAACTTTTTATTCCCAATCACATAATTATATTTCTGGGGATGTTATTTACTATAATGCGTTGTATCCAAATTCTGGTATTTCTACTGGTTATTATTATGTTACTAAAGTTGATTCTAACAATTTCAAACTTTCTTATAGTAAATCTGATATTTTTTCTAAAAAGTATATAAGTGTAAAATCTGGTATAACTTCAGATATATCAGTAAAATCTGGATTCGAAAATAAGACTTTAAAAAATCAAAAAATTGTTAAAAAGTTTCCACTATCAGCTAATTCCAGGTTATTTGATGATCCAAATAAAAGAACAATTAATGATAGATCTATAGGTTTATTAGTTAATGGCGTAGAATTACTATCACCTACATTATTTGATGAAAACATTTATTATGGTTCATTGCAATCAATAGAGGTAATTAATAATGGCGAAGATTATGATGTTGTAACTCCACCTCCCATAGAAATATTAGATGATAATGGTAGATTAGCCAAAGCACATCCTAATTTGTCAGGAAGTATAAAAAGAATAAAAATTATTTCTCCAGGAGTTGGCTATCAAAGTAAACCAAAAATTACAATCAGTGGAGGTAATGGAAGGGGTTGTTCTTTAGAATCCAATTTAGTTAAATCCAGAATTGAATCTGGTTTTAAAGCGGATAGTGATGTAAGTATCTTAAATAATACCATCACATTTTTAAATAGAGTTCTTTTTGAGGATGGTGAAGAAATAATTTATAATTCTAATACAAATTCGGCTGTTCCAGGATTTGTAGATGGCGCACATTATTATGTGGGAATAGTAACAGGAAATGTAATTAAATTATATACTAATACCAACGACTCAATAAACAAACAAAATGAAATTAATATTTCCGGAATTGGTTCTGGAATTCATTACTTAAGTTCTTTAAAGAATAAAAATACAATTACCGAAGTTTATGTAAAAGATTCTGGTCAAGGATATTCTAATAGAAAAATTAAAGTTCCATCAATATTGTCTGCAAATAATAAAACTATTGGAATTAATACTTTTGATTCTTATTTCTTTGCTAAAAATCATGGATTTTTAGATGGAGATTTAGTTGAATATTCTAGTACTAATACTCCCATATCTGGACTATCTACTGCAATCTATTATTATGTAAATGTTATTGATTCCAATAAATTTAGACTAGCTTCCGCTGGAATTGGGACTACATTGAGTAATTTGAATTTTATTGAAAAAAAATATGTAAAATTTAATAATTTAGGGTTAGGTACGCATATAGTAGGATATCCACCAATTAAGATCGAAATAGAAAGTACTTCTGCAATTGGATCCACAACAATAATTGAACCAATTTTAGAACCTATTGTTCTTGGAACAATTACAGATGTTTACCTCGAAGATGGTGGAGTTTCATATGGATGTACTGATATTATTAATTTTCATAAGAGACCAAATGTTGGTGTTTCTAGTATAAAATCTCAAGCTATACTAAAACCCATTGTCATCAATGGTACTATTGTTGATGTTAAAATTATTAATAAGGGTAGAGGATATAGGAAAGATTCTGATATTGTAATTTTAGGATCGGGTTCTTTTGCTGAAATAGATCCAATTGTAGATTCTGAGGGAAGATTATCATCTGTCAATATTTTAAATGGTGGTATTGGATATGGATCTTCTGATACTCAACTCATTCTTGCAAACAGGGGTATTAATGCAAAGTTTTTGGGTAATGTAACTGAGTGGAAAATAAATCAAGTTGTAAAATTAAAAAATGAAATTCTTCCAGAAGATGATGGATTCATTTACCCAAACAAAAATGTAGATCTTGGATTGCAGTATATAAATTTTTATATACCCAAAAAATTAAGATATTCTCTTTCTGATAATTTTACCGAAACTAATAAAGAAATTACCGGTAAATTATCACATTCCCCCATTTTGGGATATGCTTATGATGGTAATCCAATATATGGTCCATATGGATTTGATTCAACTCTTGGTGGACCTGTAAGACAAATAAAATCAAGTTATGTATTAGATTTAGTCACAGATAGCCAATTAAGGCCACAATCCTTTGAACCAGGTTATTTTATAAATGATTACACTTACAACTCATCAAATGATTTAGATGAAAATAATGGAAGATTTTGCGTAACTCCGCAATATCCTAATGGAACATATGCCTATTTTTATTCAGTAAGTATAGATGCAACTAATATTGCTACTCCCGTTTATCCTTATATAATTGGAACAAGATTTTATGATCTCCCTATTGAAGATAATTTTATTCCAAAATTTAATCAAGATTTCGATCTTTTTGATACTACTTTGAGTAGAAATGTTGCACCTTATTATTTGGAAAATACAAATTCTTTTTATGAACTTATTGATAAAGTTTCTGATGAATATAAACAAGAATTTAGAGTTTCTGAAATTGAATCTTCCAGTATTGAGGGAGTTTCTATATTTTCTCCAGGAAATGGTTATAAAGTAAATGATTTTATAATTTTAGATAATGATGATACTTCGGGCACTGGTGCCAATATTGTAGTTTCTGAGGTAAAGGGGAAGGATGTTTCCGAATTTTCTATTACTTCACAAAAAATTGAAAATATATCCTTTATAATAAGAGGAACAAAAGTCACTGGAATTTGCGATTCCCCACATGAGTTAGTAAATGATGAAATTGTTTTAATTTCTGGCATATCTACTATTACATCTTCATCATTAGAAGGACTTAAAAAAATACAAGTCACAGATAAGACTGTAGAACTTTTGGGTAGTATTGATATATTAGCTAATACTGGAATATCTACATTTATATCAGTAAAAGATGTGAGTGGGTTTAGGGATAATGATTTTATTGGAATAGGTACTGAAAAATTGTTAATAACAAAAGTATCGTCTCAAAAATCTGGATTTTATGTAAATAGAATCGAAAATACTGGTGTTCATACAGTAGGAATAGAAAGTGTTAAATTATTGCCAAAAATATTTGAATTTGAAATAGATGCTCCATTAAATGATTTTACTTTAGAAAATGTTGTAACATTTTTTGATCCAAAAGAAACTGTTGGAACTGGTACAGCTGGAGTAATTAGAAGTATTGTTGGCTTAGGAACTTCATCTATAGAATCCAGATTTATTCCACCAAAAAGCATTTATTTGCCTGGCCACAAATTTTTTACTGGTCAAGAACTGATTTATAATCCCGGTGTTGCCTCTACATCTTTGTATGTAAATAATGTTGGTTCTGGGTTATCTTTTAAATTAGAGCAAGATCAAAAAGTTTATGCCGTAAATCTTGGTAAAAATTATCTCGGATTATCAACACTAGGATTTACAACTTCTTCTGGAATTGGAACGAATTTAAACTCCTTAGAATTTTGGGATTTAACAGAAGCTTTTGGTGTAATAGGGTACGCTCATTCGTTGAAAACTATAAATCCACAGATAACTGGAACATTAAAGCAATCATTAGGAATTGTTACAACTACACATAACCACGAATTACAATCTGGAGATAATATAGAATTTAATATAACCAGTACTTCCACCAATGAGGTTAAAGTAAAATATGATATTATCAACAGAAAAGTACTAACGAATGAGATATTATTTTCTAATTCTAATGTTTTGGATGGAACGGATAGTACGATTAATCTCAGTTCTTCAAATATCAAAATAAAAACAGGTGATAAAGTAGTTTATTTTGCTTCTACTCCGATAGGTGGTTTGGTGAATGGTGGAATCTATTATGTTTTAAAAGAAAATGATGATAAAATAAAATTATGTGATTCGCAAACTGACGTTAAAAAATCAAATAATATTATATTTTCTTCAACTGGATCATCATCTCAACAATTATATTTTGTAAATCCTCCATTAGAATTTTTTAAAGGTGGTCAAATAAAATTTGATTTATCTGATTCAAGTCTTCTGGATATGGATTTATATTTTTATTCAGACTCTCAGTGTTCAAGAAGACTTGATATTATTGGATCCGTGGACGATACTTTTGCTATTTTTAGAAGCGGAACTCCGGGAAACAACCAATCTTATGTTTCTTTAGATACTTCCAATAAACATTTTCCCTCAGTTTTTTATTATAATTTAATTTCCAAGAGTTCTATTGAAGAGTCTAAGCAACAAATAAGTTTTGATACTAGTGTTTTAGGTAACAATAAAGTAAAAATTGTTACTCATTCATTGAATTCCAAATTTATCATAAATGTTGTAGATAATAAAAAAATATCATTTAATATTAATAAAGAGTTAAATTATTTTGAACTTTTAAGTTTAACTTCCAGTAGTTATACATATACTACAAACTCTTTATCAGCTTCTGGACCTATTCATGATTTAAGAATAAATTTTGGTGGTAGAGGATATAAAAAACTACCTTACATTAGAAGTATTAATACTTCTAACGGTAGTGATGCTGTTATCCAATTAATATCACCAAAAGTTGGAAGAGTTGCTTCCTATGAGAGAATTAAAGATGGCTTTGATTATCCTACAGATCCAACTTTATCACCAAGACTTAGTATTCCTACTGTATGTGGAATAAAAGATATTAGAACTATTGAAAAAATTAATATTACATCTGGTGGAAGAGGATATAATAATCCTCCAGAATTACTAGTAAAAGATGATACTAATATAAAACTTTTAGGTTACTTAAATAATGGATCGGTTTCTAAAGTTGATATATTACAAAACTCAACATCTCTTTCAGAGCCTTTAGAGATTATTTCTATCAGAAACTCAAACGGATATGAGATTGATAATATTACTTATCTTTCTTCTTTAGTAACATTAGAATTAAGTAATACACCGGGTTCAACTCCACTTATTTCTGTTGGATATGGATCTACAGAAATTTTATTTCCTTTTTCTATAGGAGATGAAATTTTTATTGAAAATTGCAGATTGACATCTGATACCCAACAAAATGCTAATTTCAATTCTTCCTCATATAATTATTCTTTTTTCCCAGTAGTTGGAGTAAATACATCAAATAATACTATAACATATGATATGACTGGAATATCCACTGGATCTTTCGGTACATATAGTGATGAACTTAATTTGGGCATGGTAATTAATAAAAAAGATATGCCCGTCTTAGTAATGATATTGAATGATGATACTAGTTACAAGTCTACAGAAAGAGTTGTATCTAAGACTTTTAGTGCTAATGTGATGGAAAATGGGTGGGATAATAAATTAAACCAACTTAGATTAAATGATTGTTTCGGAGCATTAAATATTGGAGATAAACTTTATGGAGAAAATTCAAAACTTGAAGGAATAGTTGAATATTTTAATACATTTGATTTAAATTCTACTTTGGGTCCTTTCCGTGATAAAGTAGCCGCTATTGATAATGCTGTCGGCATATTAAATGATTATCAACAAAGGATCTCAGATAATTTTTATTATCAAAAATTTGCTTATTCAATAAAAAGTGATATACCATATAGTAAATGGAGAGAATCTGTACGATCAACAGTACATCCTTCTGGATTTAAGGAATTTTCTGATCTTATAATTTACACTGAACCTACAGTTGTGGGATCTTCAAATTCCACTAATATGAGACCAAAAATTTTGCAAACAGATTCTTCTCTGAGTGTAAATATAGACAATGAAGTTTCTGTGTATGATAGATCAAATTTTGTTAGAGTTTATGAAGATACGACTTTAGAAGATGGTTCTGTGGAGTCTGTTTATTTTAATGATGGTATCAATTTAAGGCCATTTATTCTCAATAAAACAAATAAAGTTCTTAGGATAGATGATATATCCAATCAATTTGATGGATCTTCGTTACAAGAAATTGATGGCAGATATGCAGATGCTTCCGATTTATTACAATCAAATAGAGATTTTATCATGGAGGAAGTCGTTGGATTTATTACAGCCACTTATCCAGGAATAACAACTAATATTGATTGGGACAGGGACATTTGTAAGAGAGATGTAGGTTATATTGTTGATGCGGTTTCACATGATGTTAAGTATAAATCAAATAATAAATCAATTGAAGCCGGATTAGCCTATTGGAGTGGTGTGGGTACAAGTTATGTAAGTGGTGAAACTTTAGAAACAATATCTGGATTTAATTATATTGTTGAATTATCAAAATACATTATTAATAATGTCGGTGTAAAAACTTCATATCAACTTGGATCCACAATTGGAATATCTTCGGTTGTTTACAACAACGTTACCGGCATAGCTACAGTTGTTACTAGTACTACTCATGGACTTTCAACCACAACAAAAGATTATGTACTTTTAAAAAATTTAGTATTTTCTTGTGATTCTGGCGGAGGAATAAATACTGCAATTTTTCCAAATTTAGGTAATGGTCCAGATGGTAATGGGCCACTTTCACCAAAAGGATTTGTCTATGAAGTTGAAATTATTGATGCAACTAGATTTAGGATAAATCCAGGGCCTTCAACTATAACACATAATTATGTAAATGGAGGTACTATTCAAAAAGCCTTTATTTCTACTACACAATATACTGATCCTAGAATTTTATTTGATGAAACTTGTAGTCCTACTTACAGTGAAAACTGTTGTGCAGATGTTTGGACCTCTATAGGAAATTATGTTGGAATAATAACTTCTATAATAGGAATTGGGACAACATCGGCACCAAGTTCTATTGTATATCCTTCTTTGACCAGAGGTGGCCAAATAGTTGGATTAACTACATTTAAATTAAAAAATAAGGGAACTTCACTTTTCAGTCATAGTATAAATTCTTCAAATTCTGAACAAAATTATATAACTTTATCAGAAGATTTATTTATAATTCCCAATCATAATTTCCAAACTGGACATGAATTAATATATGAAACCACTGGAACTCCCATTGGAATTGCTACAACATCTTACGTTGTTGGTATTACTTCTGTATTAATGAAGATTGATAATACAAGTTTAAATGGTACTGCTATATTGGAACAGGGGTATCCAGTTGCAATACAAACATCAATAACCGGAGTATCTACAGTCCTTGTTCCCGCTGGACCAAGCTTTAGAGAATATTTACAAGTTATTGGATTAGCTACTAATGGAATAGGGACAGATGCTAAATTTAATGCCTTTATTTCATATAGTATTTCCACTGGTCAACCAATTTCAACTTCATTAGTTTTGGTCTCTGGTGGTAGTGGATATTCTGTTGGTGATACAGTTTCAATAGCTGGTACATATTTGGGTGGAACTTCCCCCACTAATGATTTAACTTTTGTAGTATCTAATGTAGGTCCAACTGGTATTCAAACTAGAGCCAATGAGGTATATACGAATGTACCTTCCAACGATTTTACTGGGTCTTTGTTTAATGTAACTAGAAATTCTTCCGGATATGTTTCAAACGTTGATGTAGTTTATAGTTCTTCGGGATATGCTTACACGTCCACAATATCTATTGCGGGTACATATCTTGGTGGATCTACCAATGATTACATTTCTTTTGTTCCGTCAGAACTTGGAACAAATGTACTTCCAAAATCTTTATTTGTTTATAAATTAAATGATAATTCATTTAGGGTTTTTGGTTTATCCACTTCTACTAGAAGTTTAAATATAACCGGACTTGGTAGTGGACAACATGTATTAAGTTACAAAGATGCAAATTCTAGTTCAATAATATCAATAGATGGAGTAGTTCAAAGTCCTTTAACTAGAAAATCTTTAATTGTAAGTTTGGGATCATCTGTTTCAACAGCAACTACAAATATTATTCATGTAACAACTGGTATTTCATCATTAAAAAACGGAGATATTTTAAATTTAAGTGAAGAATACCTGTTAGTGAAATCAGTGGGCATAACTTCTTCAAATTTTGTAAATGTTGAAAGAGCATTTTTGGGAAGTACTTCTGGAGTTCACACGGTAGGAGTTTCCGCAACTGTCTTAACTGGTAACTTTAATATAATTAAAGATGTAATTTATTTCACCACTGCACCATACGGAAACATAGGTCAAATTGGCCTTCAAACTGGTTCCATTTTTTCTGGTAGAGCTTTTTCAAGAGCATTCGATGCTTCTCAACAAAAAAATAAAAATATTATACTCGATGACATATCATTATCATTTACGGGTATTGCAGCAACAGAGTTTACATTAAAAAATAATAATCAAAATACAGAAGTTTTATTTAATGATGTAAATAATGCAACAAATATTAGTAACAATCCATTTGTTTTTGTAAATAATGTTTTCCAAGTTCCACAATCAGACTACACGATTGATGGAACTCCAAATAATGTAATAAGATTTTTATCTGGAACTCCTGCAGCAGGCAAAATATCAAAAGTTGCAATTACTACTGGATTTGGATATCAACCAAGAATAGGTGCATCAGCTACAGTCAGTGTTTCGCCTTCCGGTACTATTTCCACAATATCACTCCTTGGTAGTGGTAGTGGATATAGAAATCCCCCAGTAATTAGTATTGCCTCTACAATTGGAACTGGGGCTAGTTTTACTGCTATAGTTGGAGCCGGTGGTAGTATTACTGGATTTACTATTGTCAATTCTGGTTTTGGATATACTTCATCATCTTTACCAGTTATAAACATTGGAATACCAACTGGTTATAGTAATTTACCTGTCTCATATATCGGTGGAAGTTCTGGAGTCGGACAAGGAGCAAAAGTTACCGTAGAAGTTGGAATGGGATCTAGTATAATATCATTTAAATTTGATGAAGTTGGTAAGGGATATAAAGTTGGGGATATTCTTTCAGTTTCTGGAATAACTACCAATCCTAGTGTTGGAGTTGGATTTAGTGAATTTAGAATTACTGTGGAAGAAGTTGAAACTGACAAATTTAGTTCTTTTTATCCTGGACAATTTATATTATTTGAAGATATTTCTTCTAATTTTAATGGATTTAGAAAAAAATTCAGTCTTTTAGTTAATGTTGGTGGAGTTAAACAAACTCTAAGTTTAAAGACTCTTACTGGATCGGATTTGGATATTACAAATAACATTTTTATTTTTGTAAATGACATATTACAAAGTCCTCTAGATTCATATACATTCCAAGGTAGTAGGGTATCATTTAAAGAAGCTCCAAAAGCCGGATCAAAATGTACTATTTTGTATTACAGAGGATCATCAATTGATGTCGAAGAAATAGATCCACCCAAAACAATTAAAATAGGAGATGAAATTGTTATTGAAGAAAGTACTGAAGATTTATTTGACATAACACAATTCGAAAGAGTGGTGAAAAAAATAACATCCTCTGATCAATTGGATACGTTTACATACAATAGCATTGGAATCAATACAGATTCTACAAAAAATAGACCGTTACTTTGGAAAAAACAAAAAAGAGATAGAATAATAAATGGAACTTTATACTCTAAGGCTAGACCCAATTTACAAAGTTTAATAAAGCCAAATGCTTCATTAATAAAAGATTTAAGTTCAGATGACACATCAATTTATGTTGACACAGCATTTCCATTTTTTAGTGGTACTGATACTTTGACGGAAGATTTGAGAGATGTTGTTATTTTTGATAATAAAGATATTGAATCTGCTAGGGCAACTTCTATAGTATCTACTTCATCCACTGTTTCATCTATTAATATTGAATATCCTGGAATTGGGTATGGCATTTCTCTATCTCCTGTCGTTAATATATCACTTTCTGCAATAAAATTAAAAGATCCCATTTATGAATGGCAAGGTTCTAATATAATTGGAGTTACAACTTTCTCCAAGTTTAACTCTGTAATTTCAGGTAAAAGAATATTGGCTGTAGGCAACAGTTCTCTATATGCAGATAGTGTAGATGGTATAGAATGGCAGGTTGGAAATGTGGGACTTGGATCTACAACTAATTTTAAATCTGTTCACTCTATAGGTGTAGGAAATTCCGATATTATTATTTCAGTGGGATCTTTAGGTAAAATTGCAAAATCAGTTGGATATTCAAATACTATTTCAAATTGGACTGAAATAGACAAATATGTTGATGTTTCAATTCCTGGATTTGGAGTTGCAGGACAACAATTAAGTGGATATTCCGGAACTCTCAATGATATTACTTATAGTTCAAGATCAAATACTTGGGTTACTGTAGGAGCTGCTGGATCAATTTTTGTTGGTTCTGGAATACATACTGATAGATTTATTAATAGATTTTCTAGAACTCTTAGGGATCTTAACAGTGTTGCTTTTGGAACAGATTATTTTGTTGCAATTGGAAATGACGGTACAATTGTTTCCTCCAACACTGGATTAATTTGGGAATTGAACCAAAGTCCAGTTGTTACTAATTTGAATAAAGTAATATATGCAAATAATAGATTTATTATAGTTGGAAATAATGGAGTTGTTTTGAGATCTGTTACTAGAGATTCTTATGAAGTATTATTAACTAATTTAATTGATGATTTAGTTAATGTGAAATATTATTATGGTTTTTATGTTGTTGTTACTTCATCTGGAAACATATTCTATTCTTTTGATCTGTTAAATTGGGTTCCTAGATCTACATTACAAGGTAATCAAATTACAGATTTGATTTTTGATAATTCTTTGAGTATCAATGGTAGATATATTGCTGTAGGAGCATCAGGTACAACAATATATGCAGACCCAGTAATACACAGAGCAACGGCCATATCTGGGGTAAATTCATTAACCGGAATAGTAACTTCAATAACAATTATTGATGGGGGATTTGGATATTCTCAGTCTGAACCTCCTGCTGTAATGATAGAACCAGACAAATTTTTATCTGAAAGTATAAAATCTATTAAGGTTAAAGGAGATCATGGAGTTATTATTGGAATAAACACATTTATTTCAGGAACTCCTGGAATAGGAACAACATCACCAAAAATAGAATTTGTTTTGAAATCTGAAAGTTATGATAATAGTACTTTGGGAATAGGATATTCTGCATTAAGTTCTTTTGGAATTAATAATAGTCAACTAGAAAAAGGAGATTATTTTGTAATTACTGATAGTAATGTTCTAACTGGATCTGATTTAATTGGAATAACTACATTTTTGGGAGGTATGAGCAATTTTCCCAATTCAATTGTTGGAATTGCAAAAAGTTTTATTGATGGAGTTTACTGCGTTGAGAATGTGACTACCCCAAATTCCGGAATAGTGACAGTTACCTGCCATTTTGCTCCAATGGTAGATAATTATATTAAAGTTTACAAGAGGGGAGAAACTAATTCTGGAATCGGTACTAATGATTTTTATGGTAGATATAGTTGGGGTAAAATTTATGATTTCCAAAATAGAACTCTGTCTGCTATAGGCCCTCTTAATTTCTATGCACAAACTCAAAATGGAACAACAGGATTATCAACTTCACCTAAAGTTATTAGAACAAGAGGACTATTAAGTAACTAAATAAATAAAAGTCTATTTATAAAATGCCTGCTATTATATCGGACCAATTTAGAATATTAAATGCGGAAAACTTTGTTAAAAGTGTTTCTGGTGTTGGAGACACGTCCAATAAGTATTATACTTTTATTGGACTACCCAATTGTTTAAATCCAGCTACAGGTGGATCGCCAAATTGGATTACGAATACTCCATCGCCTCTAGATGGATTTCAGGAGGAAAATCAGATAAAGGAAAATATTATTGCAATGAAACAAATTACCAATCAAGATGTTAGAAGATTGGTAAGAAAAGTGACTTGGACTGTGGGAACCACATATGAAATGTATAGACACGATTATAACATTTATAATCCATCTCCAGTTTCAAATTCATCTTCATTATATGAATCTAATTATTATGTAATTAATCAAGATTTAAGAGTTTATATATGTTTACAAAATGGAAGTGATCCAGAAAATCCAAAAGGAAGACCTTCTTACGATGAACCAACTTTTATAGATCTTGAACCGAGGGAAGCTGGAAGCAGTGGAGATGGTTATCTTTGGAAATACTTGTATACTATAAAACCTTCTGAAATTGTAAAGTTTGATTCTATTGAATATATTCCAGTTCCTGATGAATGGGGGATTAGTGGAGAGAGTATATCAACAAAAAATAATGCTGTTGATGGAAAAATAGAAGTAGTCTTAGTAACAAACCGAGGATCAAATTATCAACCAATTTCAACTTCATTTTCAAATGTACCTATACTTGGAGATGGGTCTGGAGGAAAAGCGACTATAACTATCGATTCTTTTGGAAAAGTTTCTGAAATTTTTGTTACCGATGGTGGTAAAAATTATACGTATGGTACAATTGAATTTAAACCCGGAGCCCCTGGATCTGAAACTAATGGTCCATTAAATCAATTAACCAATGTTGGCATAGGAACTACTTCTTTTGCTTCTTTTAATGTAATTATTCCACCAAAAGGTGGCCATGGATACGACATTTATAGAGAATTGGGAGCATATAGAGTTCTTCTTTACTCTAGATTTGAAACTTTAGAATCAAATCCCGATATTATTTTAGGAAATGATTTTGCTAGAGTTGGGATTATTTTAAATCCAAAAGTTATTGGAAGTTCTACTGAGGTATTAAATACATCCTTAGTTAGTGGACTTCAGGCATTAAAACTTTCCGGAATAACTACAAATACTACTTATGGAATTGATTCCATTATTAAACAAACTGTTGGATTGGGATCAACTGCTATTGGATTTGTTGCTTCTTGGGATTCAATTACTGGAGTTTTAAAATATTACCAATCAACTGGATTAGCCTCAAGTGAAACCGGATATAAAATAATTCCATTTACATCTAATCCAGATCCTGGTTATGGAACAACTATTAATTGTTCTTCTATAATTGGTCCAGCATTATCGATTAATACAAATTTTAACGGCATTACTACAACAATAAATAATAGAATATATCAGTTGGGACTTGATTTTGTATCTGGAATATCATCAGCTGAATATAATAAAAAGTCTGGCGAAATTATCTACATAGATAATAGACAACCAATTCCAAGATCGTCTAGTCAAAAAGAAGATATTAAAGTCATACTGGAGTTCTAACTTAACATGGCACAAAATACTAATTTAAATGCATCTCCATATTTTGATGATTTTGATGCAAAAAAAGGTTATCAAAGGGTTTTGTTTAAACCTGGAACTCCAATACAAGCAAGAGAACTGACTACTCTACAGTCAATTTTACAGAATCAAGTTGAAAAATTCGGAAAACATTTTTTTAAAGAAGGAGCTGTAGTTGTTCCCGGAAGTATTGCATATGATTCCGAATATACTTGCGTTCAAATTGATCCAACTCATTTAGGTATATCAATATCATTATATATTGATAGATTAGTTGGGAAGAATATTAAAGGTGAAACTAGTGGAGTTATAGCGAAAGTAGAAAATTATATTACCGATTCACAATCTGATAATGAAAATTATACTCTTTATATAAAATATCAAAGTTCAAGTGATACAAATTTTACTACCAATAAGTTTGTAGATGGAGAAAATTTATTAGCTTTAGAAAATATTGATTATGGGTTATCAATAATTAGAGAAAATACATCTTTTGCAACTTCTATTGTATCTGGATCAACTTTAACTGGATCTGCCGCTAAAATAGAACAAGGTGTTTATTTTGTAAGAGGATTTTTTGTCGATGTTTTTCCACAAACAATAATTTTAGATCAATACTCAAATCTTCCTTCATATAGAGTAGGATTACAAATTCTGGAAGAAATAAGCGTTGCTTCTCAATCAAATTCTGATTTATATGACAACGCTAGAGGATTTTCAAATTTTGCTGCTCCTGGTGCGGATAGATTAAAAATAACTGCTACATTAGCCAAAAAAACTTTAGATGATTTTAATGATGAGAGTTTTATTGAGTTAATGCGAATTGAAAATGGAGTTTTGAAAAAATTCATTAAAAAGGAAGAAACTAATAATTTAATAACTCAAGAATTAGCTAGAAGAACTTATGATGAATCTGGGGATTATTATATTAAGCCTTTTAATGTAATTCCAAAAGAATCTCTAAATGATAGCATTGGAAATAATGGTGTATTTAATTTAAATCAATTAACGAAACAAGGAAATATTCCATCCGATGATATTTTAACATTACAAATTTCTCCGGGTAAGGCTTATGTTCGTGGATATGAAGTAGAGACTCTTAATACAATTAATCTTGATGTAAAAAAGCCGAGAACAACAAATTCTGTACAAAGTACAACTATACCATTTAGTTTAGGTAATCAATTTGAAATAAACAATGTTTATGGTGGATTGAAAGTAGGATTTGGTACAACTAGTCAAATAAATCTTTACTCGAAAAGAACCTCCACTAAAGGATCTGCATCTGGTATTCCTATAGGTATTGCTAGAGTATATGATTTAAAATTAAAAAATTCAGAATATTCCAATGATTCAACTTTGTTTGAAACTTCTTTATATGACATACAAACTTATACATATTTAAATTTAAATTCAACAATTACATTAAATACTCCCGCTTTTATTCAAGGTAAAAATAGTTCAGCTTCTGGGTATTTGGTTAATAATGTTAGTAATTCAAATCAACTTGTTTTATATGAAGTTTCTGGGACATTTTTAAAAGATGAACCTTTAAAAATAAATGAACAAGATATTTCCAGAACTATTACTTCTGTTAGAGATTATTCTTTATATGATGCAAGACAACTAGTAAGTTTAGATGGATCATCATTTACTGCAGATTTAATATTATCTCAACCACTACTCTTAGCTCCTCAGGGATCTACTTTTACAATTTCAACTTCTGTTGGTGGAATTAGTACTATTACCTCTTCAAGTTTAACTTTTGGAGTTGGTATTAATACTGGAGATATTATTTCATATACGAAACCTGGTGAAGTTTTACCAACTTATAATATAGTTTCTTCTGTTAATACGACATTAAAATCTATAGGTATTCAATCAACAACTTCAGTTTCTAATGTATCTAGTGGATTCTTACCTGCATCCTCAATAAGCTCTTCTGATGTTGTAAAAGTAGTTCCAGAACTACTTAATTTTAAACAGTCATATTTCTTTACTGAATTTGAAAACACAAATATATCATCGGTTGATGTTAGTGATGGTGAAATAATTTTTAAAAAATCTTATGATGTTACGATTAGTTCAAATAGTTTGACAGCAACGTTAGAGACAGGATTGGATGTTACTCTCGAACCATTTGATGAAGAAGATTATAGTTTGGTATATTCGAATGGAAATATTGAACCTCTTACTTCTTCCAAATTTTTCATTACTTCAGCTAGAACTATAAATTTGATTGGATTGACTGAGAATGGATCAGCAACTCTTACCGCAACTCTCAAAAAGAAAAAATTAAAACCAAGAAAGAAAGTATATAATAGAGCATCAATTTTAAATATCACAAGATCATCAAATCCTTCCTCTGGAGTTGGAAACACTACACTTTCGGATGGATTGACTTATAGTTCAGTTTATGGAACAAGAGTTCAAGATACGAATATCTCTCTTGGTTTCCCAGATGTTACATCTTTACTTGGAATATTTGAATCATCGGACTCAAATGAACCGGATTTGCCAAAATTAGAATTGACAAATTTTAATGCAAACATATTAAATTCCATAAAAGGCGAATTGATTCGTGGGGAAAGTAGTAATGCTGTTGCTACATTGGTTAATAATAATGGAAGCAATCAAATAGAATTTGTATATGTAAATGAAAATACATTTATTAAAGATGAAAATGTACTTTTTACAGAATCCAATGTTAGTGGAAAAGTAGTTTCAGTGATTGAAGGTGATAGAAATATCGTTAATGATTTTGTTTTTAATTCTGGACAAGAACTTGAGATTTCCAATTATTCTTTTATTTCTAGGAAAGAAAATATTATTCCTCCTACCAAAAAATTAAAAATTATTTTTAATAATTATTATATTGATCCTTCTGATACCGGAGATTTTGTTGCAGTAAGTTCTTATGATAAAGAAAGATTTTCTAAAGATCTTCCTTTTATTGATATTTTTAGAGCTAATGATATTATAGATTTAAGGCCAAGAGTTTCTCCGTATGATAATTCTACTAGCAACTATTCCCCATTTGAACATAAATCCAGAACTTTTACTTCATCTACAAATTCAACTCCTTTCAATTTGTCAAAAGATAAAAATCTCTTATTATCTTATGAGTATTATATTGGTAGAATAGATAAGTTATATGTTAATAAATCTGGCCAATTTTTTCTAAATGAGGGTATTCCTGCTTTAAATCCACAAATTCCATCTGAAGTAGAAACTTCTTTAGAAATTGCAACAATATTTTTGCCAGCATACGTTTATACTAGTAGAGATGTGAGAGTTCAACTAACATCTCATAAACGTTATAGAATGAAAGATATAACAAGGATTGAAGATAGATTAAAAAATGTAGAGTATTACACATCATTATCACTATTAGAATCTGATACAAAAAATTTGACTTTAAAGGATTCTCAAACTGGTTTAGATAGGTTTAAAACCGGATTTTTTGTAGATAATTTTAAATCCGATGCTTCAGGATCATTGGGAGATCCAATGCACAAGTGTAGTATTGATAGTGAGAATGGTAACCTCAGACCACAACATTACACAACTTCAATAGACCTTCTTTTGGGATCTGAAGCCGTTATTGGTGTCGCTAATACTTCAAATCCAAATGCAGATTTGAGATTTGTAAAAGATTTGGGAAATCCAAATACTGTAAAGGTTGGTGATATAGTTTGTTTAAAATATACAGATGTACAATGGTTGCAGAATAAATTTGCAACTAGAATTGAAAATGTTAATCCATTTAATGTTGTTAATTGGATCGGTACAATAGAATTGAATCCAGCCACAGATACTTGGATTGAAACAAAGGGAACTAAAAAAACTGTTGATCAAGAAGGAAGTTACAATTTAACTATTCAACAATTGGGAGTTGATAGTAATAGTGGATTATCTCCTATATCCTGGGGTTCTTGGGAAACTACATGGACTGGTAAAAAAGAAGTTGGAAGAAGAAACATGGGTTCCGTGTTTATTAGTTCAAATGAACTAAGTTCTACAACTACTAGAGGAAATTTCCAGGGCGGTAGAGGAATTCCAATTACAACTAGAACAAACTTTAGAGATCAATATACAGATTTTACAAATATAACTACGTTAACTACAACAAAACAAAATAGACAAGGAATTCAATATAAAGTTTCCGAACAAGTTGATACTGTAAATTTGGGATCCAAGGTTGTATCTAATGAAATAATTCATATAATGAGATCTAGAAATATAGAATTTGTTGCTAGAAGATTAAAACCAAAAACTCAATTATATGCATTTTTTGATAATGTTGATATGAATAAGTATGTAATACCCAAATTGATTGAAGTTCAGATGGAAAGTGGAACTTTTATTATTGGGGAAACTATTCAAGGATCTTCTGGTACAAGTTCTATAAGAGTAAGATTGGCAAGTCCCAATCATAAATATGGTCCATATAATCAATCGACTCAAGTATATGCAGAAAATCCATATACTCCAACTGAAACTATTCCAAATTCATACTCAAGTACATCAACTATTTTAAACATTGACACTGCAAGTCTTGAATTGCAATCTTCCTCTGGTTTTTATGGAAACATCGTAAAAGGTATGCAAATAAAAGGTGAGACTAGTGGGGCTGTTGCAAAAATCAAAGAAGTTAGATTGGTTACCGATTCTGCCGGAACACTAATTGGATCACTATATATTCCAAATTCAAATCTATCATCAACTCCTTCTTTTGAAACAGGAACAAAAACATTTACATTAACTACTAGTTCAACAAATGTAACAATATCAGGTGCTACAGATAGCACTGCAGAAACAAGGTTCACTTCTTCTGGAACTCTCAATAATGTTGAAGAAACCACTTTGAGAATTAGAAATGCAAAAGTTGAAAGATTAGTAAAGACTGACGAACGGACTTTAACTTCAGAAAAAACTGAAACTGTAGCAAGCACTTCTTTTAAAGATAGAACTGTCGTTCAAACTAGATGGGTTGATCCACTTGCTCAATCATTTGAAGTTCCGGATGAAAAAGGAATTTTTATTACAAAAGTTGATGTATACTTTAAAACTAAAGATACTAAGAATTTGCCAATAACAATGCAGGTAAGAACCATGCAAACTGGCTTACCAACTCAAGAAATTCTTCCATTTGGTGAAGTAATTCTAGATCCGTCTCAAGTTATTCTTTCAGATGATGCATCTAAACCAACAACTTTTACATTCCCATCTCCCGTTTATTGTGAAACAAGTAAATCCTATTGTATAGTTTTACTTTCTGCTTCTGATGAATACAGGGTTTTCATTTCCAGAATGGGTGAAGAGGATGTAAGTACAACAAATAAAATTGAATCTGAAAAAATTATTGTTTCCCAACAACCACTTTTAGGATCCTTATTTAAATCTCAAAATGGTGCTACTTGGGATCCAAGTCAACTTGAAGATTTGAAATTAACTATCTATAGAGCTAATTTTTATAATGGTTCTTCAACTGTAAGGTTTTATAATCCGAATTTGGATGTAGGTAACAGACAAATAATAAGTTTGAGACCAAATCCCCTTGACTGCATTTCTAGATCTATTATTGTAGGTTTGGGTAAGAGCTTAACTTCTTCTGAAGTTTCTGGTCTATCTAACGGAGTAACTATTCTACAAAACAATAATGGAAATTTCCGTGGCAATTTGAAAAGTGTAGTTGGTTCAATAGGTATAGGAAGCGTATTGACATTAACTTCTGTTGGTTCGGCATTTACATCATCTTTTAGAACATATTCTGACGTAAACTTGATTTCTTTGACTGGTAATGGTGTAGGAGCAAAAATTAATTTAAGTGTACAAAATGGGGTTGCTATTGCAGCAACAGTCTCTATTGGTGGAACTGGGTACGTATATGGGGATGCATTAACTATTGATTATACTCAAACAGATAGTCTTGGTAAAAACCTAATACTTTCTATTCCAAATAATATTGGAGTAATTTCAGCATTTAATTCTTTATTAATAGATAGAGTTCAGGGAGCGCCTCAACAAAATTCAACAGACGCTTTATTTTATGTTGGGACATCTGGTACAAGTTCCTTATCAAATGCAAACGTTACGTATGTCAATACCATTACAGATGGATTGCACTTTAAAGTTTCTCACAATAATCATGGAATGTATTCATCAAACGATAGAGTGACTATATCCGGAATAGAACCAGACTTAAAACCATCAACTTTAAGTGCTTCATATTCTTCTTCATCAACTTCTAATATTGTTTTAAATTCTGTTGGAATATTTACTAGTTTTGAAAATATTCCGGTATCTTCTTTAAATCCTGGATATATTTTAATTGATTCCGAAATCGTTAAGTACACTGGAATTGTTACTTCTACAAGTTCTTTGACCGGTATAACGAGAAATATTGATGGATCTATTGCAGGAACATATTCTATAGGTGATTCCGTTTATAAGTATGAACTTAACGGAGTTTCTTTAAGAAGAATTAATAAAACACATACTTTGTCTGAAACAGACCAATCAAAATATCCAGAAGATTTGGATTATTATTATATTAGAGTGGGAATGAATACTGGTGGAGTTGATAGATCTTCCGGAAACTCGAATAATTTTCCAGAGTTGTATTTCAAACAAGATAAATCTTGTGGATCTTACGACATTGTTCCTTTAGTTGGATCAGTAAAAGGTCCAAAAGCCACTCAAAATATTCCATTTGTTTCTATACTACCCAATTTCCAAATAATGTTACCTGAAGGAACTTCAGTATCCGCAAAAGTTAGAACATTTTCTGCATCCACTCCAGATAGTGATTTGATTCCGTTTGTTGATCAAGGATTTGAAGAAATTACTTTAAATCAAACAAATGATTTTAGTAGTCCTAGACTCATAGCCTCAAAAATTAATGAAACAATCCACCTTGCAGATTATCCAGGAAACAAGTCATTTACAATTGAATTGGAAATGAGCACGGAAGATAGTAAGGTTTCTCCAATGATAGATTTGGATAGAATTAATTTGATTACTATTGCAAATAGAATAAATTCTAAGGTTTCCAATTATTCTACGGACTCTAGGATTAATTCTTTGAATGAAGATCCTACTGCTGCTGTTTATTTGAGTAAAATTGTAAGGTTGGAAAAATCTGCAGATAACATTAAAGTTTTATTTGATGCATTTAAACATTCTACTAGTGATATAAGAGTTCTTTATAGGTTATTCAGATCAGATTCAAATTCAGAACCTTTATGGGAATTATTCCCTGGATACAATAATCTAGATACAAATGGTCAGATAATTAATTCTTCAAATAACACTGGACTTCCGGATAAGAAAGTCTTATCCGCTTCTTCTGAGGATGATTTTAAATCTTATGAATTTACAACTCCATCTTTACCACAATTTAAAGGATTCCAAATAAAAATCTTAATGACAGGTACAAATTCTGCATTTGTTCCTAAAATTAGAGATCTAAGAGCAATTGCTTCTATCTGATATGAGTTTAATTCCAGTAGAAGGTCATAATGGATTGTATAGAGATCACATTTCTGGGGCTATTGTTAATTGTTCAGATAAAGACTTTGATGCATATTTGACTATGAAACAAAATAAAATTAGTGATAAGAAAGAAATTGAGAGTTTAAAAAATGAAGTTAGTGAGATAAAAGACATTATGAAACTTATTCTTTCTAAATTAGACTCTAACTCATAAATACTTAAAAACGGATTCTAATAATGGCGGCAAGGAATGTAAACTTAGTTCTTGAACAAGGGGTTGACTTTCAAGCCACCTTTACAATCAGGAATACTAATAATGCACCATTAAATTTGACTGGGTACTCTGGAATTTCTTCCATTAGAAAACATCCAACTTCTTCTACTGCATACCCTTTAACTCTCTCTTTTGTTGACAGATTAAATGGAAAAATTGCGGTTTCGATGGGATACACTGCAACAGACTCAATTGAAAGTGGTCGTTATGTTTATGATGTTATTCTTATTTCTCCTAATTCTTACAGAAGCAGAGCTGTTCAAGGAAATGTTTTGGTAACTCCAGGAGTATCATAATGACAGATTACTTAGTAACGTTAAATGAACCCGGTCCATACCGAATTGGTGTTGATTATGAAATTCCTACTAAATCTATTCAGTATGGTAATATTATCCTTGATAATATAAATTCGCAATTTACTGGAGTTGCACATACTTTTGGTCTAAATGCGAGTGGAAGTTCATATGTTCCTATAAATGATCAACAACTTATTGTTGTTAAAAATAATCTTGTAATGGAGCCCATCGAAGATTATACAACATCAACAAATAATATTATTTTTACAAATGCTCCAAATCCTGGTGATGATGTTTTTATAATTGCTTTAGCTACTACTGCGGATTTAACAAGAACTATTAATTATGTTATAGATAGTGGTTCAATTGCGATGCTTGCTGGAAATAAAGGATCCGTAACTTTAGATGTCAGTGGAGTCCTTGAATCATTAGTCATTTTATCAGATCAACAGGGGGATTTAACTATTGATATTAAAAAATCAAATTATACAATTTTCCCAACATTTTCTTCAATAGTGGGTGAAACTTATCCCCAAATGACAAATTCAAGAAAAGTGAGAGATGATAGTTTATCAAATTGGGATAAAACACTTGTTTCTGGAGATATTCTAACCTTTGATGTTATTGCCGTGAATAATATCAATAGATTTTTAATATCTTTAAAATTAAAATTATAAATAAAGATAGTTACTAAAAAATTATAACCTGTAGGGGAGTTGTTTAAATGGCACTATTAGTTCCAAATATTGGAGAACTTGAGTCACTCAGATACTTGGTTGCACAGAACAACCACACTGCAAGTCTTGCTGACCAGTCTCCTAGAAATCTAGTTTTAAAACTTTTTACAAGTAACACGACTCCAGCTGAGTCGGATGTTCCTTCTGCTACTGCATATTTTGAACCATATGGAATTGGAAACACCAATGCTTATGGATTTGCTCCTTATACAGGTTATCCATATTGCGTAAATAATAGATCTGATCAAACTTATACATCACAAACTGGAATTCTTCTTAACGGTTCTCGTTGGAGAATTAATCAGGTAGGTTCTGGCACTACTGCTACATATCCAGAACAAACATTTACATTCACTGGTGATGCTGGAGATATCTATGGTTATTATGTAACTCGTGCAAACAACATGCCTGTCGCTGTTCAGGGTGTTGTACACGCTGCTTCTGTTGGTGTAGGAACTACGGTAACTAAAGGTGATAATACTGACCCAGTAATTGGAGTTGTAGGTAATCTTTATGTTACTGTAGATCCAGATCAAAGTGTTGATGATCTTACTTTGGGAATGGTTGTTGGCGGAAATGCTGGCATTCAAACTGGTACTAAAGTTATTGGTATTGACAGAGCATTAAAAGTAGTATACTTAGACAAGGCTTTAATTGATAATATTCAAGTTGCCACTGATCCCTCGGTAACGTTTAGTTATGGTAAGATCGTAGCAAATGGACACCAATTAGTAGCTGGAGATATTCTTTATATTGCTGCTGGTACAGGAAATACTACATTGTCCTCTGGAACTTATACAGTATTCTCTGTTCCTAATGCTAATGAATTCTACACATCACCTTCCTTGACCCCAACTCCAAATGCAACTGCAGGTCTCAGTACTGCAACTCTTTATAGTTCTATTATGTATGCTGAGAGATTTACAAATGGTCCATATTCCATTCAAAATAATGGAGACCAAATCAAAATTACTCTAAATGTTGCTCTTGATTGATTTTATTTAAAAAAAATAATATTTTAACTGTAGATGTGGGGGATTGCTTTTTTATGGCGATCCTCCTTTTTATTCGTATTCATATTTGTGGGTAAGCTCCAATGCGGGTATTTACATACAACACTATTAATGGAATAAATCCCTTTTCCGGTGAAGATTATGGGAGCATAACTTCTGCAGCCGTAAATGAGTTAGAAGATTATTCTTATATTTCCCCGCAAACATCATCTGAAATACCTTATGGGGATATTTTGGGAAGTGAAAATAACTTTTCATCCACAAATATTACATTTGATGGTAATTTAGTACCAGAAACTTTTGATAATTATTTTATACAGAGGGAAGATTATAGTTATATAATTAATTCGGAAACGTTACTTCCTTTTGGATCAATTTCAATACAACAATCTGAGGTTTCTTCTGCAGAAATAAATTCTTATTTGGGAACTGGAACTTTATTTAATACTGGAGCTATAACTGAAAATGTAATATTTGTTTGGGATGGTAATGGAACAGTATTTGAAATTGGCCATGGATTAGATAGAACATTAAGACCATACGTAGCTTCTGGTACTCTGCGAATGGATCAGACCGTCGCTGAGACGGCTTTAGAAAAGGTATCATATTCTTATAATATTTTCTCTACAGTTCCCAGTAATCCAGATTATGGATTTATTGTAAACATAACTACTGAAATTGGTACTGATTATGGACAATTAAGTGAAGATTTTGGATCATCTATTGATGATTATGCATTTATAATTAATCCTGTTTTACTTAGTACTCTTACACCTTTTGGGAAAATTTCTGTCAGTGGTTCTGCAGAATTTTATCCAAATTATAGACTTTATTTTGACGGGCAGGCACAAGTCAAAATAGTATATTCTGAAGTTTTTGTTGGTACAATAACTTTCTCTGATTATGGTATAGAATCGAGAACGTATGTTTATGATAATACTAGCACTTTCTCTGCGTTTGAAGATTTAGGTTTAATATCTACTCCAACAACACTTGATCCTGAGGATAATGGATTTGTAGCTTCAATCCACGATCCTTTTGTAGACAATGGTTTAATTTCTACACCTATTGAACTAGTTCCACTCAATCCATTTGGATCCATATCGATTTCCACTTCGTTTGCGGAATCGAGAGAGATTCAGGTTTATGGATTAAACCCTGGCGAGCATTTATATCCACAACCTGCAGATACTAGTAGTGGAACTATATTCCTTTCTGGAAATCTTGTTCATCCCGATATTGATTATACTCCATCTTATTCTGGAAACGGAACTATTGAAGTTTCCGGAACTGCAATTGAATCTTATATTGCTCAAACTCCAGAGGATACTCAACTTTTAATTATTTCTGGAACATCTATAGAGAGTAACACTGAATCTTACGTTGGAATTGGTGCTGGTTATTTCTCCGGAACTGGATTAGAAGTTTATTCAGCACAAACTCCAGAAAATACACAACTCTTCACAATATCTGGAACACCTATAGTACATCCAGAAGTGGATCTGACCCCACATTACGGTATTGAAAAAAATATTGGTATTGGAACAACTGCCTTTATCTTTACCGGATTTTATACTAATCTTCAAGCTTCATTTGCTTGGCTTGGAACTGGAACTCTGTTTAGTCTGGATTTTGGTAGAGAAAGTAGAACTTATGTATATAATGAATTTGTTGATATTAATGCAGAAGATTGGCAGTTAATAACCGGTATTTCGACTGACTTTGCTGATCACGGATTTATATCTAATATTGCAAATAATTTTGAAAATTATGGTGAATTAAATGTTACTTCGGGACTCAAACCATTTGGTACTATTAATCTTTTAAATGGTTTAAGTCCACAAGAACAATATCCATGGTTACCTGGACCCGGTGTTGGCAGATCTTGGAACTATACAAGAAAAGGTTATATTGGTGATAATCCTGTTTACACATTATCTGGAATTGCCTCTACAAGAGAAATTGCCGTATATCAAGATTTTGTACCTTCTGGACTATTTACAATATCTGGAAATCTACTTCATCCAAACATTGATTATACTCCTCACTATGGTATTGAAGAGAATATTGGAGTTGGAACTACTGGAATTCAATTAACAGGAATTTCTAGTGCGATAGAGAGATTTATTGCAGAACCTGCAGTAAGTACTCAACTATTTGTTTACTCTTCCGGATTATTCATATCAACTTCAAATGTTGATTCTAGTGACCTTAAATTTACTTATTCGGAAGTTGGTATTGGAACTCTCACATTTGTAGGAGAAAAATTAGAATCTGATATTGACTCTTATATTGGTGATGGTACAATTACTATTTTCGGAACTGGATTAGAATCTTACTCTGCACAGACTCCGGAAGATACTATATTATTTGAATTTGATCAAAATAAAACTGCAACATATAATCGTAATTCTGAATATGTAAGTGAAAATCCAGATCCAATTGTCATTACCAATACTTCTTTAGTTCACCCAGAAGTTGATCTTATTCCACATTATGGAATTGAAAAGAATATTGGAGTTGGTACAACAGGAATTAGATTCGTACCAGGTGCAGGATTTGAACCTGATGGAGATGGTAATCCTCGTGATGCTAAAACATATTCCAACAGATATGGATTCCAAGTTGGAGATTTCAACTCTGGTTCTGGTATTGGTACATTTAAGTTTGATCAAACTAATGATATTGCAAAATACAGTCCATTAACTCCATATACTGGAACTGGATTATTTAATATAATTACCGGATTTAGCCCACAAGTCCAATATCCATATGCTCCTCTTGGAATAGGTAAGTCTTGGAGCTTTACTAGAACAACTTATATTTCTTCCGGTATTGCAACGATTTCTGGAATTTCATCAACACGAGAAATTGCAGTATATGGTTATTATGGAAATGATAACAATCCAGGAACTTCTGGAACGATATTTATATCTCAGCAAACATCTCCAACTATTGAGAAAGAGGTTAATAATTATGTTGGATCTGGCCAATTAAATCTTAGTGGAGATTCTGACATAAGAATTACCAATTCTTTTGTTGGATTATCAACCGTCCAATTCTCTGGATCTGCTTTAGAGTCGTTCTCTTCACAAACCCCAGAAGATACACAACTCTTTACTATTTCCGGAATAAGTCTCGAAGTATATTCAGCACAAACACCAGAAATTGAAGTACTTTATATTATTAATGGATTTATTGAAGAGTCGATTACTAATAGTTACACTGCATTCGGATCTGTAACTCTTAATGGATCTTCAAGTACGTTCTATGTTCCAAATTATCCAGCTAGAGGATTCTTTAGATTTGTACATCATAATGTCGATAATGATTATGATACATGCGATAACGAATCAATTACATGTGATGACCAAGATTCAGCATATGTAAGTTTCACTGCAAATCCGGTAAAGAATACAGTTCTATTTGATTTTGATGGAAGTGCATTCACTTCAGAAATTGCCACATACACTGGAATTGGGTCTGGTCTTTATACATTATCTGGAACATATCAAAATATCAAACTTACTCATTCCGAATATGGAATTGGTACAATATTCATTACACAGACTTCTTCTCAAAGTGAAGGAGATGTATATGTTGGATCTGGAAATCTTTTTACAATATCTGGTGGTTCGGAATCTTATTCTACACAAACTCCAGAATCTACAATTCTCTTCCAGATTTCTGGATCTGCAACGACATTCATAGAATCGGATTATCCAGTTGTAGGTATTGGATTATTCACATTGAGTGGAAATGCAATAACTTCGGAAATTGCAACATATACTCAAGTTGGTTTTGGAACCATAAGTCTTTCAGGTGAACTTGTTTATCCAGATGTTATCTTTATTCCATCACCAGATGGTTCGGGTACAATTAATATTCTCGGATCTTCGAATGAATCTCTAACAAGAATATATGATGATACTTCAGGAACTCTATTTGGATTTTCTTCAGCTCTTGAATTATTTGCAAAATCTACTTATATTGGAATTGGAACAATTTACATTCAGCCAAATTCAGCTTCTACGGTTAATAATCCATTCCAAATTCCAAGAACTTATGTAGTTATTATTTAATTTTTTATCTGATAAATATATCAGAAGAAATAGTAATTTGAGTCCTATAGTACTATGACCAAGCAGGTACAGCTTAGAAGAGGAACTACAGCAGAACATCAGGTTTTTACGGGAGCGGTTGGAGAATTAACCATTGACACTACACAAGATGTAGCTGTTGTTCACGATGGTGTTACGGTAGGTGGCCACTATTTGGTTGGAACCGGTTTTGGTTCTACTGTACAACAAGCAATCGTAAACAAAAGTTTTATTGGAATTGGTACTACCAGTAATACTGTAAATCTAAATTCCACCCAAGTATCTGGAATTTTTGAGTTTATTGTAGTTGGGGATTCATATTTTGTTGGTGATATTGATGCTCGTAGCTTATTTGTAAGAAGTGATCCGGGAGTTTCTAGAGAAGGTACTTTAAGTGATACCAATCCATTTTTTATTACAGGAATTTCCACAGATAATATTAGACGTGGATATAATGTTTCCGAAAATGTCAATAACCTTATTGGTGTTGGGGCAACTGTAACTGTAATTGGAATAAACAGTATTGGAATATCCAGTGCTCATAGCCAAGTTGGAACTGGTTCTACATTAATAACATTTACTAATCCATTTGGTGGTAGAACCCAACTAGTTTATCTTAATGCGTATCAATCAATTTTAGAAGAAGTTGGAATTATTACTTCTTATAGTCAAGATGCATTTATTAATTCTGGTATTATAACTGCTGCAGGAATTAATACTGCCTCTATAAACAATGTATATATCAACACCGGTATTCTTACAACGGCTGGAATTGTAAATGCAAATATAAATGAATTATTTGTTAATTCTGGAATTATAACATCTGCTGGAATCAATACGGCATCAGTTAATACTATTTACATTAATGCTGGTATTTTAACAACTGTTGGAATTACTAGTGCAAGAATAGATAATTTATATGTTACTACAGGAATTATAACAGGATTAACTGCTGATACTTTACTTTCGTCAAATGCTTACATAGCTTCAGGTATTGTTACTAATTTATATACTACTACATTATCTGCATCTAACTTATATTCCGCTGCTGGAATTATTACTAATTTATATACAACAAATATATCTGCATCTAACTTATATTCCGCTGCTGGAATTATTACAGATTTATATGGAACAAATTTATCAGTTAATACTGCATATGTAAATTCTGGCATTATCACAAATGCTAACATTACAACCGGTAATATAAACACTGCAAATATTGATGTTGGAATTTCAACTAGTTTTAATATTGGAACTAGTTCTATCAATAGAGCTTATATTAATGTTGGTGTAACTACAGAACTTCATATTCAGGATACCGCATGGGTCAACAGCGCTAAAATAAACTCCGGTGTAGTTACTTCAGTTGGAATTACAAGTGCTGCTTATATAAATGACTTATATTATTCCGTTGGTTTTGGAACAACTGGCCATTTAACTAATGGATGGTTTGATACTGTTAATGTAAATTCTGGAATTACAACGTCAGCTAGAGTAGGATTTTCTACACTTGATACTGCTTTTATTAGCACTTCTTATACTAATACTGGATTTGTTACTTATTTTAACGCAACTGGTGTTGGTACGGTTCAAAGATTAGAGTCTTTTGTTGGTGTAATAACTTATTTAAATGGATCTGATATTAATTATAGTGGCATTGCAACCATAGGAAGTCTAACAGTTGGTATTGGAAATACTGATGTAATTATTGATGGTGATGCAAGAATTACTGGCGTACTTACTGTTGGAACTGCATCTATTCGCATTTCCGGTGATGATGCAACAATTACTGGCGTATCCACATTTATTTCCACTAGGGGTGAGATTACAAACTTAGTAGGAGCTAATGTTCAATATACTGGTGTAACTACTTTTAATAGAGTAGGTGTAAGTACCCTTACATTTGTTGGAATTAATACACAATTAGGCAACCAAGACAAATCAGTTAAAATTGAGCTATCAAAATCTGGAATTGCATCCAATTATACAATAGTACTTCCACCTAATATTGGAGGAGCTGGACAAGTTCTTGGAATTGATCCCGCTGGCGGCGGTAAACTTGGATTTACAACCGCTGGATTATATGAAGCTAGATATTATGTTTCTGCCAGAAATGGAGATGATTCCTATGATGGAAAAGCTTTGCCTGTCAGAACAATTAAAAAGGCAGCTCAATTAGCTTCATTTGATAGTTTCCAAATTCCAGGACAAAGATATCTTGATGCTGGAAATCTATTAGAGTCAAATAAAGAATTTATTAAAGAAGAATCAATTGCTTATGTACAGTTTAATTATGAAAACATTGGCGTTTCTACAATATTCCCAGATTTTAATTCATCAAACTGGAAATCTGGTATAGGTTCTATAGTAGATGCTATAACATATGACGTTAGATTTGGTGGAAATTCTAAATCTATTTCCGTTGGTTCTGATATTAGAGGTGCAGGTACATATGATGGAGAAGAAGAACCATTTATCTTTGCGGTAGATTATGTAAAATTCCTCGCACAATACGTAATTAATAGTCAAACACCACCTACATTATATCAAACTGCAGTAACCCAAACTTTTGATTTTACACTCGTACAAGATCCTCTTAATAATAATACAAATTATTTCCATAGATCAAAAGATGCTAGAAATCTTATTATAGGAAATAGACAAGAAATTATTGATAAATCTTTAGCTTCTGTTGCAGTTGGAGTTGGTTCGACGTTCTTCTTCCCCGGAGAAGTAGAAACTAATCCGAGATCAAGATATTATGATGCATATAAGTTAATTACAATCAATAAACAAGAAATTGTTGATAAATCTATGGCATCTCTTGCCATTGGATTCCCAACAGGATTCTATGTACCTGGGCCGGGTATTGGATCAACTACAAAAGATTCCAGATATTATGATGCCTATAGGTTAATTCAAATTAATAGAGATGAGATTGTTGCCACTGCAATGACAGCAATCAATGTTCAATATCCCACACTCTGGTCATCTGGAGTATCTTCAGATAAGTGTCAAAGAGATTTGGGATATTTCGTTGATGCTGTTTCTACAGACGTATTCACTGGTGGTAATAATTATGCAAGAGAATTTACTGGATTCTATTTTGTTGGAGTAGGGACGACAAGTTTAGCTGGTGAAGAACAGCAAACAATTTATGGATTCCAACAAGCTGGAATTCAAATGAGAAATGCGATTACTAACCAGCTAACTAATAAGAATCTTGGAATTTCCAGCGGACCAACGACTTATACTGGAACTAAAGTAGATGCAGTTGGGGTTGCAAATACAACTGCATGTACTGACGTACAGAATAATATTACTACTCTTGTGGGAATTGTTACTGCAGCAATTGGAGCTGCAACTACTTCTGGTCTACCTGCAGTCAACCTAGGTAATTTTGACCTCAATGTAATAGGATTTGGTACTACTGCGGGCATTTGGAAGTGCGCTAGAGACACTTCATTCTTTGTTGATGCTGTTTCTACAGACGTATTCACTGGTGGTAATAATTATTCGAGATCATTTACTGGATTTTATTTCACCAATGTTGGAGCTCCATTAGGAAATGGATTAGTTGGTGAGACTGCTCAATCAAATTATGTGTTTGAAAGTGCAAGAAACTTAATGCAGTCTGCAGTTACCAATCAACTTAATGGTAGAGATTTAACCATTACTGCAGATTCTGTCACTGGATTTAACACAAGTCCCAATTCTTGTGCAAATGTTAGATCCACAATTGCAGCTCTAACTGGTATTGTAACTAGTAGTGTTGCTGCAGGAAGTACTGCTGGTATTGGAGTCACTACAAATTATGGATATTTCCTTGTTAATTCTACATATAATGTAAGAAATCTCACAGGAATTAGTACTCTTGGTATTGGAGTCAGTTCTGTTGGTATAGGTACAACTAATGTTGTTGGTGGTCGTAAGTGTGCTAGAGATCTTGGATATATTGTTGATGCTATTGCACAAGACGTTTCTTATGGAACAAACCAACATACCATATATGCAACTAAGAAATACTTCAATGGTGCTGGAACATTAGTAACAAATGGAGTTCTTGGAGAAGAAACTGCTTCTGTATATGCTTTCAGAAGTTTGGGGACTTATGCAAAACGCGCTGTCACAAACTGGTTAAATTATCAAGATCTTTCAATTATAAATGATGTTTCTGTTGGATCTACTAACAAAAATCCAAATGTTTGTGCAAATACAAGGTCTACAATCGACAGTCTTGTAGGAATTCTCACAACTGCCTTATTATCTGGTAGTTTAGTTGGAATAGCATCTACCAGTATTGGATTGACTGATTGTGCTGATGTTAGATCTGCAATTGTTAACTACGCTGGAATTGTAACTACCATTGTTGGATTTGGAACTGCACTTGCTCCAACATTATCACTACCACAAACGCAATCAAAACCTGTTTGTATTATCGTTGAAGCTGGTGATTACATTGAAGATAACCCAATTTTACTTTACGATGATATTGCTGTTGTTGGGGATAACCTAAGGAACACTATTATTAGACCTCTGAACGCTGGCAAGGACATGTTCAGAGTTAGAAATGGATGTTATGTGACTGGATTTGCGTTAAAGGACAATGTTGATGCTGCTGGCATTCCACTATTAACTTGGGATTATGCAGTTGCATTTGATGATCCTACCGATCCAACAACTTCTAGGTCTGGATATGCAACCAAAACAGATAAACCAATTATTTCAAGATCCCCATACATTCAAAACTGTTCAATTCTTTCATTCTTAGGTGCAAATGGTATTCTTGTAGATGGAAGTAAAGTACAATCACCTAATACACCTATTATTAGAGAAGAGGCAGAAATTCCATTACTTGGGGAACAACCCGAACAAGGTAAATCTATGGTTGCGGCCGCATTTACTATGGTTTCTTTTGGTGGTATTGGTTGGAGAACTATTAATGATGGATATGCACAGGTCGTATCTTGTTTCCAAATTTTCTGCCGTTATGGATCTTTAACTCAGTCTGGTGGATATTTGTCTATTACCAACTCTGCAACCAACTTTGGATTATTTGCTCTGAGATCTACTGGATTTAGTCAAAATTCATTTGCTTTTGATAGAGGAAGAATTGCTGCAACGGGTACTTCTGGTGGATTAACTACTCTAAAGGTAGTTGGTTTAGGTAGATCTGATCAAGATTTATATGTTGCAAGATTCTTTAATAATGCAAATCAAGATGTTACTCAAAACTTTAAGGCATCTCCAATAACTTCTGAAGTTATTGGAACTGCAGTGACTACTGGTGGTGTAGTTAACGTTAGTTCGGATACAATTAATATCACTAGTCACCCATTTAATAATAGTGATAGCGTAGTATACTTTGGAGATGAAGGAGTAATTCCTAATAGAATTATCGGTGGTTTAGTTAATGGAAACCAATATTATGTAAAATACATTGATTCCAATAGTTTCCAACTTACTGAAGATGATGCTTTAACAAGAATTGTAAACCTTACATCTGCATCAACCGGTATTCACACATTCCAAAAAAATACCTTTGAATTTTTCTCATATTCTATTATTGATAGACATAATTCATATCAGGAATTAACTCTTGCTACTGGAATTGGAACTACTTGTAACTTTGTATCTGGTAGAGAAATTACTCAAACAGTTGTTGGTGGAACAGCAGTTGGTATTGCCGTTACTTATAGTCAAACTACGAGAAAACTACTTGTTTCCGTTGAACTTTCTGCAGGAACTAGAAGAAACTTTGCTGTTTCAAATGGAACAACAGTACTTGATTTAACAGATCATAGTGGTACACCAATTGGAGTTGGAGTAACAGTTATATCAGGTATCACTACTTATTGGTCAACTAATAGTAAAATTGATTCCACTTTAGTAGGACAATCAATTCAAGGTGTGCAAAACTTACCAGAAACTTATAAATTGCATTGGCATAGACCTTCAATTATCAACTCTTCTGGTCATACATGGGAATATTCGGGATCTGGTATTGATTATAACGCTCTACCTCAAAATGGAGGTAAAACAATAACCAAGTCCGAACAAGTTAGTGAAAGAGGAGGTCGTGTTTATTGTTCTGGTACTAATGAACTTGGTGACTTTAAGATTGGTGATTTTATTACTGCATTTAACAGAACTGGTAATATTATCTTCAACAATACTGTAACTATTGGTACTCTCGATTCCATTAGATTATCCTTGTCTGGTGGTGTTGCAATTGAAGAATTCTCAGTTGATGGTGGTTTAGGTGATAATGAACTGGGCGGACCTCTTAATAAGAGAGTTTCAACTCAGTTAGCTATCAGAACATTCTTAAATAATAGACTTGGTGGATTTATTGATAAATCGGTATCTACAAATGCTATTCCTAATGCTATTGTTCAGTTAAATGCTATTGGACAAATTAACTCAGACTTAATTCCACCCAAGGTTTCCAATTACTATAGAACTCCATATAATTTTGGTAGATTGCAACTACATAACCAAATTCCATCTACTAAAATTGGAAATGGTGATACAGTTGTTGAACCACAATCTCCATATGTACTTATTAGTGATACATATTCCCAATATATTATACTAAACAATTCAACAGTTTATAATTTCCTAGATGGTGATATTGTTTATAGTGTATTGAATCAAGGTGGAGTAACTGGTGTTGTTACTTCTCCACCATACATTGGAGTTAATACCAGTTTAGGTATTACAACTAATACTGGATTATCATTCCCTAATGTTGGTTATGGTACAACTGGTCTTGTAAGAGGTGTTGCATTAACTCTTAAGAATTTGAGTGGTGGTTCTGGATATTCTCAGGCAGGCATTTATACTGGGGTTAGATTTGATATTGCTACTGGAATTGGTACGGGAATTACTGGTACAATTACTGTTAGTGCTGCAGGTACAGTTCAAGCTGTTGCAATTAACACTGGTGGACGTTACTTTGCTGTTAATGACACATTAAGTGTCAATGATCCTACTCCAATTGGTGGTAGATCCGGTGGTTCCAATTTTACAGTACAGATTGCTAGTGTAGAGACAAGATTATATGTAAATCTTACGAGTAATGTTAAGTTTTCTCCGACTACAGCTCTTCCAGATTATATTGCAGATAGAAATGCTGTTGCAATTTCTACTAACATAGGTGTTTCAACTAGTTTCAGTTTTACTGGTACAGGCATTGATGTTGGTGGTAATGTTGATTTTACAAACTCCAGAATTACAAGTACATTCCAACCGTTTGGTGATGGTGACGTAGTTAAATACACAACAACTGGAACGGCAGTTGCACCATTAATTGCAGATACTTTTTACTATGTCAAAAAAGTTGGAATTGGTTCGTATTCATTGCATACAAACTATGCAGCAACATCTGCTTCCGTTGTTACTCTTACTGCTTCTGGAACAGGAACTCACACATTTACGAGAACTGGTATTGTTACTTCCACCGATCAAATAGTTTTAGTTAATCATGGATATACACAAGGTGATCCGGTTCAAATTAATGCAGCTGCTGGTCTAGGAACGTTACCAACAGGATTGACAACTGGATATTATTACTTTGTTGGTTCTGCAACTACCAATACATTTACACTACATTCAAGTAGAAACAGTGCCCTTGCTTCATCTGGTGGTTTGATTTTGGATCAGGTTCCCCTAGGAACCAATGGAAGTGGAATTGTATCATTCACAAAACAGAATGTAAGTTTCACTGATACTGTTAATACATCTGGCCAGGTTGCAAGTAACTGGGCAGCCGTTGGAGGTGGTGATATTGATGCTTCCAACATTATTTCTGGTGTTGTTAATACAACAAGACTTGCTGCATCTGGAACTGCGAATAATCAAACATTCTTAAGAGGTGATTCTGCATGGGCTAAGGCAGTTTCTTCAGTTGGATTTGGTACTACTCAACCAGTTCAAGTTTTTGCAACTTCTGTTGATAATGCACCTAATGGAGTTGGAATTAATACTTATTATGGAAATCTAGAAATTAGACTCAATAGATGTCTTCCAACACTAGATCTTTATTCTACATTAGGTGTTGCTCAATTTAAGACATCAACATTCAATGTTGGTTCTGATGGTCAGATACAAATCAAAACCTCTTCTGCGGGTGGTGATGTTGACGCTGCAACTCTAGGTGGAAATAACTCTTCATATCACTTGGATGTTACGAATCACCAAGGAACTATCCCCATAACTAGGGGTGGAACTGGACTATCTGCTGCTCCATCAGATGGCGCTTTACTGATAGGTAATGGAACCGCATATAACTTAACAACAACTCCAACTTTAAGGGGATTATTAACAACTCAGTCAATTGCAATTGGTGGAAATTACGATATTTCCTTTACTACCGGAACATGGACTGGAGAAAAGGCTGGTAAGATTCAATTCTCAGGTAATAGTCTTTATTTACAATTCACTACCAGTTTGATTGGTAGAAATTCAAGTGGAACAGATGTATTTTCTCTCGGTAGTACAGGTAATGTAACGTTTAATGGTACTGTTTCTGGCACTAGATTAATTTCCACAATTGCAACAGGAACTGCTCCATTATCAGTCACTTCAACCACAGAAGTAACTAATTTGAATTCTCAGTTCTTAAACGGATTATCTGCATCTCCCACTTACACGGGTGGAACTGCAAATATTGTTTCCAGAGATACTTCTGGTAACTTTACCGCTGGTAAGATCACACTAAACGGCGCTGGCACTACAACTGCTCCACACATTACATTTAGTGGCACAACACAAAACTGGATTGATTTTGGTACAACTGGTACTGCTGCTCCAACATTCACCAACAGAAGTGCTGGTGCAAAAATTGTTCTTAATAATGCGATTAGTGCTTCTGCTGCAGACTATGCTTTCGGTATTGAAAGTGCTACTCTGTGGTCTGGAGTTCCAACTACTTCGCAATCATTCAAGTGGTATGGTGGAACAACTCTTGCTGCAACTCTCACGGGCGCAGGCGCATTAACTCTTGTTGGCGCTCTTTCCGCAACTACATTAACATCTACAGTTACAACAGGAACAGCACCATTTACAGTTGCTTCCACAACCACCGTAACTAATTTAAGTGCCGATTTACTTGATGGATTAAATTCTGCCACTGCAGCAACAATAAACACAATTGTCGCCAGAGATGGTTCTGGTAATATTACCGGCGCAAGAGTAGATTCTACAACTTCTAGATCAACCACTCATGATATTACTGCAGATACAAACAACAGATTCACACAAGGTGCATTATTCCTTAGAAGTGCTTCGCCAACGATTTACTTGAGAGATACGGATCACAATGTATCAATGATTCATTGTAATTCTAATATTTTCTATGTTCTTCGTGGGGGAACTGATACTGAAACCTGGACCCAGGTCAATAGTGTATGGCCATTACAAATCGATCTTACAAATAATAATGCTACATTTGGTGGAACCGTAACTGCATCTTCTGACGTAAGATTCAAGAAGAATATTAAAACTATTCAAGATGCTCTTGATAAGGTTCTCAATATGCGTGGCGTGACTTTTGAAAGACTTGAAACTCCTGGAACTGAAATTGGTGTAATTGCACAAGAAATTGAGGAAGTTGTACCGGAAGTAGTTACAACAGATGCAAATGGCCATAAGTCGGTCGCATACGCAAACTTAACTGCATTACTCATTGAAGCGGTCAAGGCACAACAAGTTCAAATTGATGAACTTCGTGGAGAGATCAAAAAACTAAAGGGCGAGTGAAAACTTAACCTATAAATTATAAATACCTCTAGAAGACTAGGGGTATTTTTTTATGGCGCAACCATCTAGTAGAGCGGAGTTGAAAGACTATTGCCTCAAACAACTAGGAAAGCCTGTTTTAGAGATAAATGTAGATGATGATCAGATTGATAATCTAATTGATGATGCAATTCAATATTATCATGAGCGTCATTTTGACGGTATCGATCGTGTATTTTTAAAACATAAACTTACTCCTGCAACTAAAACAACTCTGGCTCAACCAGGTCCAGTAGGTTCTGCATCTACTTCTGGTAGTGTTGTTGGAGCTGGGTTGACTTCTCTTACTTACGTTGAGGGAGTTAATTATCTTCCACTTCCAGACTCTATTATTGGTGTAAATAATATTCTTAAAATTAATTCCAGTACAATTTCTGACGGACTTTTCAATATTAAATATCAATTATTTTTAAATGATGTTTATTATTATGGTGCTTTAGATCTTCTCAATTATGCAATGGTTAAAAGATATCTTGAAGATTTGGATTTTCTTTTAAATCCTCATGCACAAATCAGATTTAATAAAAAGAATCATAAATTATATCTCGATATAGACTGGTCTCAAGTAGGTGAAAATGAGTACGTTATTATTGATTGTTATAGAATTGTGGATCCTTCAGACGCACCAAAACTTTATAATGATTGGTGGTTAAAAAAATATCTTACTGCTCTCATTAAAAAACAGTGGGGACAGAACATGATTAAATTCAATGGTGTTTTACTTCCAGGTGGAGTTCAGTTGAATGGAAGGCAAATCTATGATGATGGAGTTGCCGAAGTAGAAAAATTGGAACAACAACTTAAGGATGAATACGAATTACCACCACTTGATCTCATAGGTTGATATGTCACCACTCAATTCTTATTTTCTTCAAGGATCTCCGAGTGAGCAAAGACTTATTCAAGATCTAATTAACGAACAACTTAAAATGTATGGACAAGACGTTCTATACATGCCTAGAAGAATTATTGGAGAAAATACGGTTATTAAAGAAGTCACTGCATCCAAATTTGATGATAGTTTTCGCATAGAAGCATATTTGATGAATTTTGAAGGATTTAGTGGTAATGGAGATCTTCTTACAAAATTTGGTGTCAGAAGTAACGATGAAATAAATTTAGTAATATCTAAGGAAAGATATGATGATTTTATTTCCCCTTTATTAAAACTATGGCCAGAAGATGAAAGAAAACTAGCATATAGACCTCAAGAAGGAGATTTAATTTGGTTTCCTCTCGACGAATCTTTATTTGAAATTAAATATGTTGAGGGTAAGAAACCTTTTTATCAACTTAATAATCTTTATGTTTATGAATTAAGGTGTGAAAGATTTGAATATGAGGATGAAATTATTGATGTACCAGAAATTGATTCTAGTGGTATAGAAATTAATGAATCAATAAAAGATCTTGGAAACATTTATACTATTCAAATGGTTGGCTCTGGTGCAACAACTGCAGTAGCTACGGTAGGATTTGCAACTACCAACCCCAATTCTAAGTCAGTTCAATACATTGATCTCATTCATGATGGATCTGGATATACATCAGCTCCTAGAGTTTCAATTTCTACTGCTCCTGCAGGTGGATCAACAGCGACAGCTGTTGCAATTATGACAAGTAGAAGCGTAAATCAGAAACTATCTATCGATAGAATTCTAATTACAAATCCAGGTTTTGGTTATACTGAACCTCCAATAGTTATTATTTCTGGAGGTGGTGGATCTGGTGGAATTGCAACTGCAGTAATTAACACAAGAGTTCTTGGGGTTATTGGTATTTCTTCTGGAGGAGTTGGATATACTACTGCTCCACAAATTCTCATTCAAAGAACATTTATTCCATCAAGTACTGGAATTTCATCTAATATTAGAAATGCTCAGGCAGAACCTGTATTAAATTCAAATGGTGCAGTAGTTGCAGTTCGTTATTCAAATGCTGGCGCTGGGTATACATTTACACCAACAATATCCTTTACAGATCCTACTGCAATTACATTTGGGGACTATGATTATAATGAAGTTGTTACTGGATCTAGAACAGGAACTACTGGATATGTGAAGAGTTGGGATTATGTCAATAGAATTTTAAAACTTTCTGTTGTTGATGGAAACTTTACAAGAGGTGAATCTATTGTTGGAGCTGCAGCAAGTTATAAAGTTTCCACAGTTCAAACAAATGAATTTTTGGATGCTTATGCAGAAAATATTGAAATTGAAAATTCTGCAGACATTATTGTAGATTTTAATCAAAGAAACCCATTTGGAGAATACTAAATAATTATTACTCCATAATAACTTGTAATGATCTCAAATTATTTTTATCACGAAATATTGAGAAAGACCATAGTATCTTTCGGTACACTTTTTAATGATATTAAAATCAAACATAAAGATAACGCAGGAGATGATTTTAGTATCTTAACTGTACCTATTGCATATGGACCGGTGCAGAAATTTTTAGCTAGAATTGAACAAGTACCAGATTTAAAAAAAAGAGTTGCTATTACTTTACCAAGAATGTCATTTGAAATGACAGGTATTCAATATGATTCCAGTAGAAAGTCTTCCACAATGCAGACTTTTAGGACTTTGGATAAAACAAATAATAATGAAATGACTAAAGTTTTTATGCCTGTCCCTTATAATGTAAATATTAGACTTTCAATTATGTCTAAACTAAATGAGGATGCATTGCAAATTGTAGAACAAATTTTGCCTTATTTTCAACCTCATTTTAATTTGACAGTCGATCTCGTATCAACTATTGGAGAAAAAAGAGATATTCCAATGATTTTGGAAAGAATTTCCATGGATGATCAATATGAAGGAGATTTTACTAGTAGAAGAGTTTTGATTTATACTTTAGATTTTGTTACTAAAACATATCTATTTGGTCCAGCGGGAAATGGTAATGAGGCTATGATTAAACAAGTACAAGTTGATTATTATGCAGATACAAATAGAGTCAATGCTTCTAGACAACTCAGATATGTTGCGGAACCAAGAGCACTAAAAGATTATAATAATGATGAAATTACGATAATTGCTGAGGATATTGCAGAAGAAATTTCTCAATTTGATGTTTCCGATTCCACTGGATTGACACCAAATTCATATATTCAGGTTAATGATGAATCCATGTATATTCGTCAAATCACAGGAAATACTTTATTAGTTAACAGGGGTCAAAATAATACGAATATTGCATCACATATGGTTGGAACTGCAGTTAACGTAATTAATTCTGATGATGATGAATTAATTGATCTGGATGATGACTTTGGATTCAGTGAAAGTCGTTATGATTTTGGTGATGGTAAAATTTATAGTACTACAAAAGGTATTGATGTATGAGTTTTGAAGACATTGATAAAGCTTTAGATATTGAGACTACTCCAATTAAATCTGAAATTGTTAAATCAGAACCTACTACAATTAAATCTATAGAATCTCTAGATCAACTTCAGAAAGATTATGAGTATTCTAGAGGTCAACTTTATTCAATTATTGAAAAAGGTCAAGAGGCAATTAATGGCATTCTAGAACTTGCACAAGAATCTGATTCACCAAGAGCATATGAGGTTGCTGGGCAACTGATTAAAAATGTCGGAGATGTTACGGATAAACTTTTGGATCTCCAAAAGAAGATGAAAGATATTAATCAGGAACAAAAAGGATCTGCACCAACTAATGTTACTAACAATGCTGTATTTTTGGGATCTACTGCAGAACTTCAAAAGTTCTTGAAGAGTTCCATGAATCCAGATCTATCTAAATAAAAATAGGAAACTTATAGACATAAATGGATAAACTCACCTTTAAAGAGTGGTCTATTCTCGCAGACCTAGAAACTATTTCACCTCTTGGAGAAGATTTTGAGTTCTCAATGGCTCGCGGAGAACTTAAAACTGCACAAGCTGCAATCACCAGATTGATGACTAAACTCAAAGGTGAAGGTGATTTAGAAGCATGGGTACAATCAAAGATTACAAAAGCTGCAGAGTATCTTGATACAGTAGCTGATCATCTCTCTCATGGAGAAGATGATACCGAAAGAAAGAAAGAAGTTAAAGAAGGTTTCAAAGGTCATAAATCAGTAGAAGAAATCGCAAAAAAGCATAAAGTATCTCCATCAATCATCCAAAAACAACTTGAGATGGGGATGAAGGTTGAACATGAACATACTACAGATAATGATGAAGCAATGGATATTGCATTGCAACATTTAGATGAAATTCCCAATTATTACTCCAAACTCAAAAAGATGGAGAAAGTAAAGGAAGAATGGACAGAACTTCATGACGCAAATGGTAATACTTTTGCACATGTTGTTGACATCATTAAAGGTAGTGATTATAAGTTCAAAAGTTTCACTCAACCAATCAATGAAGATGCCGTTGAAGAACTTGAAAGTAGATTAAAGAAATTAGACGATACTTCTTATGATTCTATTGACAAACTAATGCGTA